GGGAGGGGCTTGTTAAGTATTTACAGGACCTACCCTGGGGAGTCATGTCCCGCGGCGCACGTGGCGAGGCCGAGACCTTGCAGGCACGCATCCAAGGCGAATGCGCCATGAGGGTGTACCAGCTCTTCCCCCATCCTTCGTGGCGGGGGCCGGGCTATGGCATACCCTTCACGGCGCGAGACGGGGCGGTTAAGGCCGACCCTTTGCTGGAAGATGACGTCGTCTACATGCATGATGTCTACGAGTACGATCTCTCAACGCGGTTTACAGACCACGTTCACATCGTCAGCTACATGTTGCCGTCGGGCGCCGGGGGGAAGACCTCGTCGGGGGTGTACGGTTGGGACCGGAAGAATGCTTTGGTGTATCGGACCGAAGGCTCTGTCTGGCGCGGTCGGGTTTGGGATTTTGAGACGTTGGACACGGTGGTCTGCGCTGGGGGCCTTTGGCTCTACCTGGTGCGCCTCCATAACATCCTCCTCTCACCCACCCGGCGCGTCACTATCATGGAGCCGGTCAAGAAATGCCTTCGCTACTTCGGCGTCTTCAACAGTTACTCCTGGTTAACGAGGCTCACGCCCTACGACGCCACCACGGGGGTAGTAATCCGGCATAATCTCTCCGGATTTTCACTCGCCTACCCCGAAGCCGACTACTCAGTCGAGATCACCGACAGCCAGGTCGGAACCATATGTTCGTACAACGATAAGGAGGTGTGGATGTCAACTATTCTCAATGTCTTAGGCAAGAAAAACGAGGATGGCGCCCACATCGCAGCGCTGGTGAAAGCCGCGCTGCCCAAGTTGCGTGAGATGACGGGAGTTAAACCCTTCCCTGTCGCTTACGCTAACGAGGATCCCTATAATCTGCACTACTTCTGTGGAACCGATCCCCAGGGCGAGGTCGCGAAGTTATACGCGCGCGTGATACTACCGCGGTATAACTGGTTGCCGGGCTATGTTTTCTGCCCGGTGATTAGCCACGCGAACGAGCTCCAGGCATATGAGGGCCGAATTGAGTCAGTCGAAAATAACGAGCCTTTCCCGCGGAAGTACGCGCTGGCGCGTGAAGTATTCAAGAACCGGATCGCCGATCTGGTCGGCTTGCTCCTCCCAAAAGACCAATCGGAGGCGCTCGCCGACTTGCGGCCCAGGCAACAGCAACGCTATATCAAGGCGGGCAGCCAGGGACACGCCGGAAAGAATTACCACGTTAGCGCGTTCGTCAAGAAAGAATCTTACGCCACCCCCAACGATCCCCGACTAATCCAACCGATGAACGACGAGCACGTCTCGGAGTTTGGCACGTTCGTGTCCGTGTTTGCACGGGCGCTCAAGGCCAAATGCCGATGGTACGCGTTCGGGAATTCCCCGGAGCAGATTGCCGTGCGCGTCAAGCATATTGCGCGCGGTGGCCGGCCCTTGCTGGCGTCGGATTTCAGCCGGTTTGACGGCAGGGTGTCGCGCGCGATGATCGAGTTCGAAATAGAGATGTTTAAGGCGGTGTTCCCTTCGCGCTACCACGAGACCATAGTGCGCCTGAAGAAGGCATGTTTTGGTTGCAAGGTTACCACCCCGAACGGGGTGAAGTGGCAGTCGAAGTGGGCGAGGCTATCTGGCGTAAGTGACACCTCTTTCTCCAATGGGTTGCAGAACGGGTTCATGGCGTACATCGCATATTGCGAGAGCCGCATTACCTCCA